AATATTGTGCCTGCAGCACGTGATGACATCTCCTGCCCCTCAATAATCTTAATGCGGTTAAAGTCTAATTCACTCGCTGTCAGGCTACCTCTCACGTTAACGGTCTGAAATTCTGCGTTTCCTTCTCCGTCAATGTTCGCACCTTCGCCGTTCAGTCCTTCTACATAGATACTACCGAACTGCGCTCCTTGCTCAAAGGTAGACTTCAACTTAGCTATCAGACCTTTTGCAAATGTTATCACACCTTCTGCCGTGTCGTCATTTTTCTTGCTTATATATAAGTCCGCGAGTGTTGCAAGTGCGTTTTTTATGCGCTTGTCGGTCATCATCGCACTATATATATTCGTGTCGCTCGCGCTGTCGGTGCTTGCCGTTGTCAGCAACTCGTCGATAAGTGCGGATGCTATCCTCAGACCTTTCGCAAAGTTGATAACGAATTGTGTCTCGTCGTCTTTGTCTTTGCGTAATATCTTATTCCAGTCCGTCGAGTTCTCGTCCAAATTGCCTGCCACCAGAGCGGTGTCGGCACTGCCTCCGCTCTGGATGTTAGTGCTTCCGCCTCCGCTGCTGCTCCCCGCGTAGACGACGGTGTTCTTAGAATTTCTGTAGTTCTTCGATCGCCCGCTCGCGGGTATGGTGTATGTTTCGAGATCAATCTCCTTCATCGTATTCAAGCATTTTTATTGTCGTGTTGTCCATCCTGTATTCCTTCTCCGCGCCGGTGATGACAAATCGTTTGTCACCCTGATACGTGTCTGTCATTTTATTTGTCGGAATAACAGTGTCGTCGTTCATAATAATCTGCGTAAGCAGCGTTTTTGGTTGCGCATATTGAGTTACAATTCGTTGAAGTAGCAACTTTTCGGGCCTTACTAAAGTTTTTGTTATTCCATTATAAATCTTATCTTCGATAAACGCGCCGTTGACAAGCACTTTTGAAAAGCATAGACCGTCGTGGTTGTAACTGCTTATTTTCTCTTCTATCTCGTCGAGTGCGTTGATATAGTCAGCGTTCACTTTATTCGTATAAATTCTGTCGTTGTCGGATGATGATAGCACAAAATCGTCTTTTAGCTGATATTTCATAGAAAAATCTTTGACCGCGCAATTCGTATCTACATCTAATATAGAGAAATACAGTTCGCCTGTCAGTAACTCGCCTGTTTCAATGAGCCATCCGGTCAATCCGTTGTAGGGCTGCGATAGTGTCTTATTTGTTGCTAAAGATACGAACTGCCCCGCTGTTTTCATCTCGTCTGTGTAGAGCGTGAAGGTTGAGGCCGTATCTGTCCAGGTTGTGCCATTCCAATATTTTGCTCCGATTTTCAGCACCATAGTGAAGGCTATCTTCGCGCCGGCATTGAAGGTGTTCTTCTCTCCGTCATAATAGAATCCGTCCGTAGCGACGCCTTTCACGGTCGGGCCGTAGCCCTGTGCGGTCGGAACGACTTGCATATTTATCGCTATCGCTCCGTCGGCGTATGCGGCAACCGGCATGTGACCCGCAAAGTTGAACAATCCGTTATGTTTTTGCGGATTAAAGAACACGCTGTCGTGCTTCGGGGCGAGTGTTCCTCTGTCTTCATCCGCGTGCATCGAACATTTAATAAGAAACATCACATTCTCGTATGTGTAATTTGTTATCGTCGCCTTGCCGTCATCGTCCAACTGCCAGTTGCAATAGCGTCCTAATTTCGCGCCGTAATATGTCACCACGTCGCGGATGCCGCTTGTTGGCCATTGCTCCGTCAAATCCGTCACCTCCTCCACATTTTCGTAAATGGGCGTTCCGCTATTGTAATAGTATCCGCCGTGACTGCCTACCTCTAAGGTACTCATCTTAACTCCGTCTTCGGTCGTTCCCGTTCCTTTGTAAAAATGCGGCTCCCACTTCGAGGGCTTTACCCAGATACACCGACTCTTGCACTGCACCTCGGTAACTTTGTCCGCGCCTAATGAAAATTTACTATTTACACAATAGTCTATCTTTGCGCCCGACTCGGTAATATGTAGCGCCTTCAGGTTCTCCCAATCTTCGTCGGGAAATATCTTGTCGCTACTGCAATAGTTAGATGTCTTAATAGTTGCTTTGTTATATCCTCCTACTATGTCTAAGCTGTGCCCGCTGCCGGCAAACTTCACGTTCTGCACGCTCACGTCTGTCCCGCCGATGGCGTTCGCGGTCTTCAGCGTCAGCATTCCGCTTTCTATAGAATATTCATCATATTTATCTGTGTAATCGAAGTCTACAAAGTAGAGCTTCCCGTAGTTGTCGTATAGCGTAAGATGTGCAAACCTGCATATCTGCTCTAAGATGTCTTTATAACTCATCGCTGCATTTTCCTCGTCAAAGAAATTCTGCTCGCTGATAACGCAGTCGTCTCTGAGTAATGCGTTTTCTCCGTATGCGTCTGCACTGAGCGCGAAGGTATGCGGAAAATATATCGCTTCGTAACTGCCGTTTGCGGCGGCGATGGCTTTAGATAGCAGATACTTCAGACTGACAAATTGTAGTCCTGCTCCGTCTTTCTGCGAATATTTCACAAATTCCAACGTACTGAGTGCGCTGATCAAGTCTATGCTAATCTCGTGCGTGCTTGTTGAATAGTCCTGCGTATAAAGTTCGGGCTTAATGAATCCGCACCACATTACCGCATCGTCCTTTCTCACCGTAACTCGATATTCCTGATAACCGGTTGCGAATAGTTTCTGTATCTCGTCGCCGCCTACGATGTTGAGCTTTCCGGTGCTGAAGCGCAACGGCGTGTACATAAAATCGTCGTCCGCTAAACTCGTAGTCAGAGGCTCCTCTCCTCCGACTAACTGTTTTGCCGCACCGGCGAACTCGTTTTTCTCTATCGTTATCGTGTAGTCCTTGCCGCGTAGGCCGGGAACGGATATGCTGTATATCTCTCTGTATGTCATAGCGTCTTTCCTGTTTGTTTCATATAGTTCTTCAGGGCGAGATACATGTCGCTGCCTCTCACCTTTATACTTCTAATGGTCACGTCGTTACCACTCAGATGTCCTTTGTCGATGGCGTTAAATAGTCGTTTCTGCTGCGATCCGTTCAGTATCATCTCACCTGAGTTCACTCTCGCTAACATATTATCTCCGCTCGTGCTTCCGCCTCCTACGATGCCGCCTTTCGCGAATTTCGGTAGTTTACTCATAAGGGCGAGTACGGCGATGAGTCCTGCCGCGGCTAAGGCGATACCAACAATAGGTATCTTCGCATTGTTCTTCACAACCTCACTGCCTGCCTCGGCCATGTTACCCGCAACGGCTTTTTTATTTTCCAATAATCCAGCCTCGGTCGTGGCGGTGTTCACTGCTGCTGCGGCGGTGTTACTCGTTGTCTCTGTAGCGTTCGCGGCGGTGGTTACGGCTGCTTCGGTAGTCTTTGCATCTTTTAATTTCTCACTCGCATCTGTCCAGTCTTTCACGCTCTGTACAATCGCGGTTATTCCGTCGACACTTGTCTCTAATGCCTTCCATATTGCCATTATCTTCTCCCAGCCGGTCGCGTCCGCGTCGTTGAGTGTTTTTCCTAACTGAGTCCATGAATCGACAATCTGGTCGCTGCCGTTCATTATCTCTTTAACAGAACTCCATGCCTGGTTCTTCAAGTCCTTGCTGAACTGTTTAACGTCTTTCCTTACTTCCGCTAACTTCAGCGCCTCGTTCAGACTTGTCACCTTGCCCATCTGCTTGTTTATCTCGTCAGCTAAGTTGCCCGACACTTTCAGCGTTCCATTCGTCAACGCGTCTAACAGTCTTTGCGCGGACTCCACTTCTTCACTCAGCTTCTCCGTCGTGTCTTTCTTATAGTCGAAGGTCGTATCGCGCTTGTAGTCGTTCACGTTTCCGAACTTTGTCGACTTCGTCCGTGTTGATATGGCTGTAGTGGCTGAGGCAAGTGCACTTATATAGTCGATGTTTCCGTTATTAACATCTGCCATCGACGCAAGTTCTTTGTATGCCTCGACACTTAAATCGTATATTGCTTTGTTGTATTCGTCCGTGGTCGTAACTCCTGCCGCATGCTTCTGCCGTTCTTTTTCCAAATCGGCATTATATTTGTTCATGAAGGTGCCGATGTCGTCGATAGGCTTGCTTAGTTTCAAAGCCGTGTCTTCCTCGGATAGCGTTTTTGCGAGGTCGCTATTAGCAACACTCGCATACTGGGAGGATTTTACCTGCACGAGACTCTGCGCCACAATAGCGCGCTTTGCGTTATTATAGTCTTCGTCAGTCATGTTTTCTAATGCCTTCTTAGCAGTAAGTTCCCTCATCTGCTGCGCATATTGCTCGTATGCGGATTTCAGTTCCTCCGCAGCCGGGTCTACTGCCTTATCTACTTTCCCGCCTTTACCTATTTTAGTGGTTCCTATTCCATTATCGCTCGTAAAATGCGAATTCGGATAACCTCCGTTTTTCATTATAAACGCCATTGCAGTAGCTATATGCTTATCAGCATCGGATATTATCTTTGTGTAAGTAAAATCCTGCCGCGCATCTCTTCTAACTGTAATATCGTTGTTTTCTGAGAAAATACTCTTTACCCAGCTCCCTATAACCCCGAAAGGATTTGATGTCGATCCTAAATTACCTATACGCTTAGTAAAGTTATTCTCGCCTCCGTATTTTGCGTATAGATCCTGTCTTGCCGCTTCTGCCTCTAACTTTCTATTTGTATAAAAATTAACTTCAGCAGTAGCTGCTAACAGATTTATACGTTCTCTTATTGCGTCGTTGATATTATTCTCGTTAGTTAGCTGCGTACCTAACTGATTATTAATCTGATTAATAACGGTCTTATGCTCCTTAGTTGAGCGGTTAGTGCTGTTCATAATTCGCTGCATCTGCTTGAGCTGCTCTATCTCCTGCGTATGCGTAGCGGATTTTCCTGCACTCTTATAATCGTTCCATTCTTTTTTCAGCTCCTTCATACCTTGCACGGACTCGGTAATTTTCATTATCAATTCCGTAAAGGCGGTTATGAGCACCATAGGGCCGACACTTGCCCACATTGTTTTCAGGCTTGTCCCTAATGCGGTCGCTCCTGTCTTTATCTTTGCCCACGCACTCGTCCACGCATTTCCGCTCATCACCGCCGCGGCTCTTTCGTCTGCTACTTTCGCGGCGTTCTTTGCCTTTGTCAAATTCAGTTCCGCAGATGCTAATGCACGTTTCTTTGTATTCAACTGCACCTCTGCGGCTAATCGTTCGTCGGCACCGGCTTTCTCTACCGTAGTCGTTGCTTCCGTAACATTACGTTTCAGCCGCGCGGTCTGATTTTCTAACATTCTTACTTTCGAGTGCGCCACTTGTGCGTTCGTCACCATTGCGTCGCTCGATGCTTTGCTGAATGCTCGCATCTGTGTAAAGAACCGCCCGATTTTTATCCCCGCAAAAAGCCCGATAATATCATAGACCAAACTGCGGATATTTCTGCGGATATACTCCATCGTGCCGGCAGCTTTGTTCATCACTTTCGCCAACCATCCGGTTATGTTCGTGTCCGTAGCCATGCCGTTGAAGGTGTTCGCAATTCGGTTCTTTGCAGAGGCTAAGTTGTTCGTGTCGACTTCTGGACTTTCTATCTTCAGCTTTGTGGCAAAACTCTCTAATACTTTCTTTGCGTCAATGCCTTTCTTCACTAATGCGTTAATCTTGTCAACGCCCACGCCCATGGCGTCGGCAAGTGCCTGCTTGGCTTGCGGCATAGCGCGAAGAAGCGAGTTCGTAAAGTTCCTCGTGCTTATCTGACCGGTGTTCATTATCTTCTGCACACTGCCCATCACGGTCGCCTGGTCTTCTTCACTCAGCTTGTAGGCTTTCATCGCTTTCTGAACTCCTTCAAAGATGCTCTGCTGCTGCTTCATCGTGAATCCCGATGTAGTCGCCGCGGCGGTGAACTTTGAATATGTCATCACGAGTCCGTTAAGTTCTAACTTGTACTGATTAGCTATCCCCTTTAAGAAGTTGAGGTTCTGTCCTGTCTGAACCACTCCGCCGGAGTTGGCCTTCAGCGTTGCCATTGCCTTCGCGGTTTCTATACCTGCCTCTTTCAGTTTATCAAAAACAACTTTGATGCTGAGAAAACCGACACCGAAATAGGCGGCGACGCTCATCGCCGAACTCTTTATCGAACTAAGCCCGCTCTTAACCTGACTTGTCCCTTTCTTGAACCCTTCTGTCAGCAGGTTCAGTGCAATCGCAAACGATAGTTTTGCCATGTATTTAATCTTTTAAATTTTCGCTATTCACTATTCACTATTCACTATTCACTATTCACTATTCACTATTCACTATTCACTAATTCAGCAGTCCTTCAACTGCTTCTATATCATCGTCGCTAACCGCGCTTTCCTCGTTTTCGTCCTCCCACGAAAATCTGTATAGTGCGCTCGGTGTCTTGCATTTTTCATCCAAATAAGGAGATAGCGTCATGAATGTCCAGAGCCTCGACTCTTCCATCCTCCGTCTCATCTTCCCCTCGCATCCTCTCGCGAGTAGTGGTATGTCGCATATCTCTGCTTCGTTCATCACGTATCTTGCATCAACTCCGCTATATATTATGTTCATCACTACATCACTTATGCGCGCGCTTTCCGCTTTCTCATCCGCCGTTTCGCCGGCGTCTTCGGCATCGCTATCGGGCTCGGCAAACTGAGACATATATCTCATGTACTCGCTAATCTCGTCCGCGGTCTTCTTAACTAAGTCGGGGCGTGCGTCGGCTACTTCCTTGTATGTATTGTATTGTTTACTAATCTTATCAACTATATACATAAGTGTTATCACGTCGTCATCATCTGCCACATCGAAGTCGCTGAAACTTTTTTGTCTCAACTGCTCCCAGCGAATAATATCTTTTATCGTTATTTTTTTCATCGTATCTAAAGCAAAAGCGGCGGGCAAAGTCTCCTCCGTCCGCCTTAATTATTAATTACTTCTTAATATCCTACCCTATCACTGCCGCAACCTGCGTAAGTGGTCCGCTGCCGTTCGCACTCATGCTGTACTTCACCAACTTAGTGCTTGCCTCGCCGGTCATCTCAAGCGATGTGATACGGATGTTACCTTGGTAGCTCGGCTTTGTCGTGTCGAGTGCGAAGGTGTAACCTGCTGTCTCGTCGCCGGAGCGCTTGAATGTTCCGAAGACAAACGGTATCAGTTCGTCAGCAATCTGCTTTGCTATCAGCGTGTCGGCGCTGACGGCTCCTGTCTTGTGTGTCAAAAGCGCATCGCTCGAAACGGTGAACGACTTCAGTCCCGGCACTTCGTCTTTCCAGTCGCCGCTCATCATGTTCGTCGTATCCACCATGTCGGTCTGCATCGTCAGCTTTGCCGTCGTGCCGAAGGCCATTGGCTCGTCACCTAATTTCAACATCAACTTACCTGTAAGCTCGATGTCCTGGTTTGTGTTATAAACAATTTCTGCCATGTTCGTATAATTTAATTTTTAAATTTTTTGGTCTTGTCCTATCCCGAATATCATTATCTGTACATACTTAACCTGATTTCCTACTCCGACGAAATCTTCGTTTGCTTGTTTCAGAAAAATCGGTTCGTCATCAACGGTCGTATCTTGCAGTACTGCTCTGATGCGTTCCGCTATATCTATACTCTCATCATAGTTGTCGCTGATCGCGTTGTATGTCATCTCGCAGCCTTCATCGGCGACGCCCATCTCCGTAATCGTACTTTCATAATCGCTTCGCTTGTATAGTATTAGGTCGCCGGCGGTACTCTCAGGTGCAAAGAGCGGAAAGATGTTCGTTCCTACTTTTGCCTTCAGCTCCGCGTCATTGAGTAATACCTCACGCAGCTCTGCTCCTATGCCTAATTTGCTCTTGCTCATGCTGTCATTATCTTAATCATCGCGTCTTCCACGCCCGTGAAGGTCGCTTCCATCGCGGCGCCCATATCTTCATTCTTCGTGTCTGTCCAGTAGTGCAGTGCCGGTCCCTTTCCCGTACTTCTGTTGTCGCTTCGTGTTCGTTCTTTCGTTCCTTCGTCCACGATGTAGGCGTGTCCTACTTTTATCCTGCCACCCTGGTCGTCTAAGGCCATGCCGAAGCCGGCTAATGCACCTATCTTGTTTTTCTTAACTTTAATCTGAAATGCCTTCAGGAGATTACCGGTAACGCCTTCGGGCTTCTTCATTCTCTCCTTAAGTCGTCTTATACCTCCTTTGCGAAGCAGCTGAGCACCTTTCCTAAGACCTGATTTGATAGCTTTGTTTCTGTCTATCTCATTCATGCCCCGTAGAGCGTTGTCTATGCGCTCGATGCCTATAATTCTTACCTCTACTTCTTTGCTCATTTCTCGTTATCGTTTAATCTCGTCCCCGTGATGAGTAGTGTGTTATCACGCTGCTCGTCGATGAGTGTTATCCTGTAATCGTATATCCCATAATGGAATCTTTGCTTGTCATTTATCTTTTTGTTCTTGCGGACTTGCACCATTATCGTACCCGCGATAAATTCTTGCATTGCGTCAACGCCCATGCCTGATGTGTTCAGCTTTTTTCTATAGCACAACGTACTGAGTACTTGTGTCTTCGTCTTCGTCATCGCGCCGCTCCGGCTCTGCACGTTCGTAATCTCAAAGAACGTAATCTTATCTCTTAGTAGTCCTGCCTGCATATCATTCCGTTATTGTGTAATTTATGTAGGGCTGAACTAAGTAGCGTAACGTGTAAGGAATTGCCTGCGGAACGCCGAAGGCGACGGGCTCGCGGTTAGCGTATAGGTTCGCGGCGACTAATAGTATCGCGTGTTTCAGAGGCGATGGTATGTTGCCGTTAGCATCTTCTA